TTTCTTAAAATTATCACCACCTTTATCTAAAGCATTAGATGTTGAACCCATCATACACTTACCAATAATTCTACCACCAAGTCTTAGACATGTTTTTGTTACACGCCAATTGTTTAATATATTATTAGGTCTTTCCCATTTACCACTCTCATCGTGTGCTAATATTTTTAGCTTTTCACCATCATAACTATTATCTCCTGTGTTTTTCCAATCAATAGTTGTATCTAAACCTTCTAAATCATTATCTTCACTGCCAAGTTCTATTTTTCTTCTAGTTAATTTACTAGCTGGTACTCTATATGCTAATTCTGTTTTAGGTCGATCCATACCATCTTGAATCGGTTTAAAAAAGAAAGGATAGTTTACTGATATTGGCACTACCTTGTCTGTAAACATTTTCTTTGCATCAGGACCTGTTTTAGATAGTATACCAAATCTAGCGTCACTAGATATTGTAGCTGCGTTAACTAATTCACCTGAGGCCATAAATGAAAACCCAGAACGTCTATTTTTTAAGTAACACATCCCGTAACATCTTTGATCAGCTTTACAAGCTTCCCAAAATATATAAAATAATCTATTAGCTTCTCTAAAATCTGGTTGCCCAACGTCTATCTTACTCCATTGTAAGTACATGTAATGTGTGCCTGTTATATAAGTTGGTACACCTTTGTTATAAAACCAAAAACCATTTTCACGTCTTTCAAACTCAGATTCTATGTAATCTATGTATTGCTCTTTAAAATCTGATGGATACTCTTTCCAATCAAATATAGTTTTAAGTTTTTGTAATTGTTTTGGTTGTGGAGTTACTTGCCATTTATCTTCAGCAAATTTGTGTGGATTTTTTGGTGTTTTAGGTAATGCTATTTTTAGATTTTGTATTTCGTATATATCACCTATTTCACCAGTTTTACTTACGACTACAACATCATTTTCTTTGTTGTAACCGTATTTCCATTTTTTAGACTTATTGAGTCTTTTAATGGTATTGATTTTTATAGGTTCTATTATTTTATATAAAGACTGCTCGTACATTACTTTGATCTTCGTTCAGCAAAACCACTAAATGTAGTTTTTTTAACTTCTTCTTTTGGCTTATTTTCTAGAATAGCTTTTTCGTCTTCAATACGATTTAATATTTCAAAGGCATCGAATATTGCTAGCTTTTTTGTAGCAGCTGCATTTTTTAATCTATCTGCACTTATATCATCATCACTATCAACGATTGGTTCCTTAGCAACCTTAATTAATTCCTCTACAGCTTTATAACCAGCTTGGATTATATTCTTTTTCTTTTCCTTGGTGTTCATATTTAATTGTAATAAATTTTGATAAAACTCTATATAATCTTTCTTTTTCAATAATAAACTCATACTCACTGTTTGGAGTAAAGCCTATAAGATCATTTTTGTTTACAGGAATTTTACTGTTAGTATATTTAACAATACCTACTAAAGGTTTCTCTTTATCCTCGTAAATACTATTTGATTCAATTGGTTTTACAAAACAATAATTAGGTAAACTATACCATTCGTTATTTTTTTTATACAAAAATATCTGATCTATAGCTACAAAATATTGATCTTCTTTAAAATAAGAACGGCTGTTTCTTTCGTTACCGTGTTGATCATGCCATCTTCTAAACACATTGTGATGGATTATAACAGAATCGCCGACTTTTATATCAGTACATATTAATTTTGGCACTGATGTTACTATGGCTTCTCTGTTAACATATTGATGACTAAAAATTTCAGTGTTTAATATTAATTCTTTGTCTCCAATTTTTTTAGTATTATTATATCTTGATCCTTTTGGTTTTACTACAAAATTATATAAACCACGCATCAATATTCAAGGTTGTATTCCACGGCTATTGCCATGTTTTTATTAAAGTCTTTCCAAGGAAGAACCTCGTCACCTTTTTTTATATAAATACTAAACTTATCGTCTTCTTCAATAATATCACAAATAGTATGCCCTCCGTAAACCTCTTGGCTTACGGAGTAGTGCATAGCTTCATTTTTGTAATCTTTACCGATACTAATTTTTCTTATCAGATTCATCTTCTTCAGGTATTTCTTTTATAGAACCATCTACTAAGCTAACAGAAACTTTACCGTACTTATCTTCAAGTTCTTTTTGTTTAACTTGTAATTCTACTTGAGCAGCCTTAACTTGATCCATGATCATAGATTTTTGTATTTCTATACCACCAATTTGAGCTTGAAGCTGATTTATACCATTTACTTTTTCTTGAATATCTTTCAATTCTTCATCAGTAATCTTTTTTACATCTTGAGCGATGTCCTCTACTTTTACGTCTTCCATTTTATTTAATTTAAATTGTTAAAAATTAATCTTCAGTTTGATCTCCTGAACCACTACCATCATCTTCATTGTCACTTCCACCTTCTTGATCAGCAGGTGCAGAATTGTCAACTTCCTCTTCAGCAGGAGCTTCTTCAGCTACTGGTTGCCAAGGCATGTCAGCTTCAACTTGAGTAGGTGTTTTTGATTCATTTATTTGTTTTTCGATCATTTCATCCATATGATTTGTTGGATGGTTTTCTTTTGCCCAGTTTATAACTTCAGCTTCTGTTAAATCAGCTAAAGCTGTAAAATCTTCAGCATCAGGCGCAGGAACTGGACAAGCACCCCAGAAACTAGCTGTGTGATCTCCATCTACCCCTTTATACTCAAAATTAATGTGCGTGATCACATCTGACAAACCGTCAAGTGATGGTGCTTTTTTCATAGCCGTGATCTTCCATGTATATGTAATTGCCATAATTGTTTATTTTAATTGTTTTCTATGTTTATATTATTACGCTATTTTCACGTTTTTTACTTATATCCACTCGTTATCGGTTAATGTAACGTAAATTATGTCTAAAGTATCGTTGTAATACCATTTTTTAGTGTTA